ATCCCAACGGAACCTTTGATCCGAAGGTTACTTCTATGATGGGTCAAGATAGAGAGACTACAGTTCTTGAAGTTGTATGCCGCGACTACTCTAAGAAAAATCAAGAAGCTTACTTAAGTTATGCTATCTGTTTAACAACAAACACCTGTTTGAATAAAAAACAGATGACTGGACTTGGTTCAAATCCTTTTGTTTGCTTCCGTTGGTCTAAGTGCGCTGGCGAAATTTACGGGCGTGGGCCGCTTCTTAATGCCCTTTCTGCCATTAAGACTACCAATCTTACTATTGAGCTTATTCTTGAGAATGCTCAAATGGCTATCTCTGGTATTTATCAAATGGAAGATGATGGTGTTATTAACCCTGATACCATTCAGTTAGTCCCTGGCTCTATTATACCAAAAGCTATGGGCAGTCAGGGGCTTCAGCCTATACAGGCAGCGGGTCGTTTTGATGTAGCGCAGCTGGTATTAAGCGATATGCGTTTGAATATTAAACGTGCGCTATACAATGATATGCTGGGTGATCCTAATAAAACGCCAGCAACAGCAACAGAAGTAGCCGAGCGTATGGCTGACCTATCCCGTAGGATGGGTTCTGCATTTGGAAGATTACAAGCTGAACTCGTGCAGCCCGTACTTCAGCGTGTAATATACATCTTAAAGAAGCAGGGCCGCATAGAAGTACCTACAGTAAATGGTAGGGAAGTTAAAGTGCGCTCTGTATCTCCGCTTGCTCAAGCGCAAGCTAATCAGGATATTTCTAGTGTTGCTAGGTTCCTTGAATTGGTTGGTGGTTCCTTTGGGCCTGAGATGTTGCAGCTTCTAATTGACAGTGAACAAACAGCAATTCACCTTGCTAAGAAATTTGGTGTGCCAGAAAGCTTGATTCGTGACGAAGAACAGCGTAGACAAATAGCTGCATTAGCGCAGCAAATGGCGCAACAACAGCAAGGACAGATGGTTGCCGAACAAGGTTAACATTGGAATCGACGGAATACAGCGAGCATCAGACAAGGATGTCGAGGTAAGCCATAACATTGCAGAGATCTTTAAAACCCCTACGGGCAAAGAGGTCTTACGCTATTTGCGCTCTATTACTATAGAGATGGTAAATGGCCCTAATGTGACTACAGAAGAACTGCGACACTTAGAAGGCCAGCGCTATATTGTTGGCTTAATAGAGCAGCGCATTGCACATTCACATAGGAGTAAAAATAAATGAGTGAAGAAGCAGCAGTAGAAGCAGCACAGGCTGATGGTCGTGACTTTGTAACTGAGGCAGATATTCAGCAAGCAGAAGCACCAGAGCGCCCAGAATGGCTACCTGAGAAATACAGCACAGGCGAAGATTTAGCCAAAGCGTATAAAGAACTTGAGTCAAAGCTGGGGAGCAAAGAAGAAGATATACGCAATAAACTCTTGGAAGAAATACAATCAGAAGCTTTCGGTGACAGGCCAGAAACTGCTGGCGACTATCAATTGCCAGACATTGTTGACGATGAAATGGCGGTTGATAACGAACTTCTTAAGTGGTGGTCTGAGCATTCATTTGAGAATGGTTATAGCCAAGAAGAGTTTCAAAAAGGCATTGAGATGTACGCTGAAGCTATTAATGGAGCGCAGCCAGACATTGAGGCTGAAGCTGCAAAGCTGGGCGATAATGCAAATGATCGTATTCAAGCTGCATCTATGTTTGCAAATAAGTTCTTTCCGAGCGATGCCATACCAGCAATTGAGCGTATGTGCGAAACGCATGAGGGGATTATTGCAATAGAAGCTGTTATGGAAGCTATGAAAGATGGATCATTTGCTGGGGATGCACAGCCTACAAGTGGTGTAACAGAGCAATCACTTAGGGAAATGATGCAAGATGAAAGATACTTCAACCCAGCAAAACGAGATCCGCACTTTGTCAAACAGGTCGAAGATGGCTTCCAGCAACTTTACAGAGGCTAGGATAATTCAAAGGGGCCAGTATTATCTGACCCCTTTTACTTTAGATCACATTGATGAAGTGGTTGAAGGTCTTACCCAAGAGAACAAGCGAGAGCTAGTTTTACTTGGGCATAATGACTTTCATCAAGCTATGCGTGAGATGTATGAAACTTCTGAATGCTATCTTGCTAGAAAAGAAGGTGAATCATTCCTAGCTATTGGTGGTCTTTGGTACAATGAAGACCAAGAAATACCTCAAATGTTTGCTATGTTTTCAAACAAAGTAAAGGAACAGACTGTTGCAGCGGTTCGAGGGTCAAGGTTTCTTATAGATTTCTTTGACAAGACACAGCATATGCTGACTATGACATTGCTATCTGATTATGAGTTTATGTTAGACTGGGCAATGTGGCTAGGCTTTGAGCCTGTTGGTGTCATAGAAGACAACAATAATAAGTATGTTGAATTTGTGCGTTGCAATCCAAAAGGAAAAAGTGTTTACGATGGGGCATTACGGCCCGTAATACACTGAAAGGCCCGAGAGGATACCCTTGTTGACGTAGAAAAACGGACACCCGTTGGCAACTGTAACTTCATAATAGGACTGAAAAATGGCTAATACTATTGACCAAGCCTTTATCAAGCAGTTCGAGACAGAAGTTCACATGGCTTATCAGCGTATGGGTTCCAAGCTACGGAATACTGTTCGCTCAAGCAATGTGTCTGGCTCGGTTGCTCGATTCCAAGTAATTGGAAAAGGCGCTGCAAACACTAAAGCGCGTAACGGCGATGTAACTGCAATGGAACTTGTGCATACAAATGTTGAAGCCACCATGGCTGACTTCTATGCACCAGAGTATATTGACAAGCTGGATGAGTTGAAGATCAACATTAATGAGCGTCAAGCTGTAGCGCAATCTGCTGCTGCTGCTCTTGGTCGTAAGACTGATGAGATCTTGATCACAGCAATGGATGCGGGTGCTAACGCTACTCAAATCCATGATACTGCATCTGCTCTTGAAAAAGCTGACTTGCTGACCTTGTTCTCAACATTTGGTGCAGAAGACATTCCAGAAGATGGACAGCGCTATTTAGCAATGTCTCCTGCTGGTTTTGCTGATTTGTTTGCTATCAACGAGTTTGCAAGCTCTGACTATGTTGGCCCACAAAACCTGCCATTCGCAGGTGGCATGACAATGAAAGAGTTCTTAGGCTTTAAGATCTTCTCTACATCTGCTGTAGCTGGTGGTAAAAACTTTGCGTACCATACTTCTGCTGTTGGGCTTGGCATTAATGCTGATGTTCAAACTGAAGTAAACTATGTACCGCAAAAGGTTTCACACTTGGCAACATCAATGATGTCTATGGGTGCTGTTGTTATTGATGACGATGGTGTTTTTGAAGTTCTTGATAACAACTAAGGGGATGGGGGCTTCGGCCCCCATACTACTATGCCTGATGTAGCTAACACTTCTATTAAAGTATGTTCTCGTGCTTCTGTTCTTATGGGAGGCAACGAGATTCAGTCATTTACGGATGGCACTGCTGAGTCTGCTGTCGTAGATGCTATGTATGAAGATACGGCTACTGCTGCGCTAACCAGTATGCGCTGGGGTTTTGCGACTACTCAAAGCACACTGGTGCGACTTGCTGCTGTTCCTGATGGGCGTTGGGATGCGGCTTATCAAATACCGTCTACATCATTAATGGTTCATGCTATAACTGTTAATGAGTATCCAATTAAATACGATATTTATGCTGACATGGCTTACTGCGATGCAGTCGCCACAGACACCTTAATCTGCGATCATACATTTAGGGCTAGTGAAGCTGACTGGCCTCCGTTCTTTACTATTGCAGTAGAATATATGATGGCTGGGATACTTGCTGTTTCTGTTGCTAGGGATTCACAGCTTGCTCAAATGATGGATGAGCGAGCGCAGTTCCATATGATGAGAGCTAGAAGACTGGATTCACAACAGCAAACAACTAAAAAGCTAAACACATCGAGGTTTATTGCTGAAAGGCGAAGTTAATGCAGAAAGTCAGAGTACCCATTAACAGCTTTCAGTATGGTGAAATCAGTGATTCTCTTTTAATGAGGACTGATTCTGCTGTTTATTCTGCGTCTGCTCAAAGCCTACAGAATATGATTGTTCTTCCTGAGGGCGGCGTTAAGAGAAGACATGGTTTTAAGTATGGGAAAAGAGCAAACTTTGTTACTGGCGCTGCAATTGATAAAAAGATTAGGCTTTTTTCTTGGGTAACTGGTGAGCCTGTTACTGTTTCTAATAGTTTGAGCGATGATACTAATAGGTATGTTATTGGGATTGGGCATGGTTATATAGCTTTTCCCTTTACTACAAACACACTTGGCGCTCAGATACTTACTCAAGACGTTGATGGCAACGCGCTTCCGTTTGATGAAGATGACTTGCATGAGTACAATATTACTAGATACGGCGATATTGTTATTATTTGCCACAATAAGTTTGCGCCTAGAATCCTAACAAGAAAAGCAAGCACGACTCAAAGCGGACAGTTTGACTTTGAGGTAAGTGTGTTTTCTTTTAGCCAAAGAGCAGATAACAAAGTTACCTTTCAGCCTTACTCTAGGTTCCAAGACAATGGTGTTACGCTTGATCCTAGCGCCACCAGCGGCAATGGAATTACGCTTACAACAAGCGCTGCTTACTTTGATACTACAGGCTCACAAACAGGTGGTGATTATTTAGACTCAAAGCATGTTGGTACAATCATAAGATACCATGAAGATGAGATAACAATCACCAGTGTTCAGTCTTCTACGCAAGCCACTGGCAATGTGAATGGAACACTAGATATAAGATTAAGTGTAGCAAACCCGTTAAGAACTGCCAGTGGCAGCGCAACAATTGAGGTTACGCATATAAATCACGGCTTTCAAGGCGGTGAAGCCATTGTTATTTCTAATGCAGTAGCTGTTGGCAGTATAAACGCAACACAAATAAATGGAT